GTCCAATGCGATCCAGGCTCGTGCCGGCCTGGTCCAGGCGACGGACGGTAACGCCTTCCGTGGCATGTCCCTGACCGAGATCGCTCGCGCTTGCGTCCAGCAGGCCGGGGTCGACACCCGTGGGATGGAGCGCCTGGAAGTGGTTGGCATGGCGTTCACCCACAGCAGCTCGGACTTCCCGCAGCTGCTGGGCGACGCCTCGCGCCGGGCGCTACTGCAGGGCTATCAGGAGGTCGAAGAAACCTTCGACCAGTACACCCGTCCGGTGAACGTGAGCGACTTCAAGCCGACCAACCTGGTGGGGCTGGGCGCCTTCTCGGATCTGGATGTCGTTCCGGAGGGCGGCGAGTACAAGCAAGGCTCGTTCTCCGAGCAGTCGCAGGCCATGAAGATCGTGACCTACGGCAAGCTGTTCACCATCACCCGACAGGCCATCATCAACGATGAACTGGGCGTGTTCGGCGACGTGCCGCGCAAGATGGGCCAAGCCGCACGCCGTACGCTGGCCAAGGCGGTGTTTGACCTGATCAACAGCAACCCGAAGCTGGCCGATGGAAAGACCCTTTTCCACGCTGACCACAACAACCTGCTGCCGGCTGCGTTGATCAGCACCGCCAGCGTCGGCGCAATGCAGGCAGCCATGCGGCTGCAGAAGGATGCTGATGGCAACCTCATCCAGGTGCCGATGCGTGGCCTGCTGACGCCGGTGGCACTGAGCGGCTTGGCAAAGACCGTACGTACTGCCCAGTTCGCCGTGGGCGCGGGCGTTGGCAGCAACGACCCCAACATCGTGCGCGAGACCTTCGAAGTCTGGGATGACGGTCGTCTGGACGCCAAGAGCGCTCAGGCCTGGTACGGCATCTCCAATCCGGCCTACGTCGACGGAATCGTGGTGGGCTATCTCGACGGCAACCAGACGCCTTACCTGGAACAGCACCAGGGCTTCACCGTCGATGGCGTGGCTTGGAAGGTTCGCCTGGATGCGGCACCGGCCATTGCCGACTACCGCGGTATCTACAAGAACCCCGGTAACCCGGCACCCACTCAGGGCTGATCGCCCGCCATGGAGATCGCCGCGATAGCGGTGGTCTCCTGAACACTTCACGCATCCGGAGAGTTTTTATGAAGAACGCACATCAGGACGGTCGCGTGCTCGACGTGACCCTTGCCGCTGACATCAAGAGTGGTGAGCTGGTCGTACAGGGCAAGCTGGTGGCCGTCGCTGTTACCGATGGCAAGGCCGGCGAGATCATCGCTACGCATGTCGAAGGCGTGTTCGAGCTGCCCAAGCTGCCGGCCGCCGTGTTCGCTGCCGGCACCGCTGTCAACTGGGACACCGACGCCCGGCACGCGATCGCTGGTGCAGCCGGTGCCGACCAGGTGGCAGATATCGGCTTCGCTGTCTACCCGGCCGATGCTGGCGCACTGACCGTTTTCGTCCGACTGACGCCGGGCTCCGCCGCAGCAGGCGCGTAACCGAACAGACCGGCACCGCTCACAGACGCCCGGGTGGCGTGAGCGGTGCCGGTTCTTCCACAGCGACAACGGGGGATCGCATGGGCACCACCAGCACGCCGCGCGGCGTACGCAACAACAATCCTGGCAACATCGACCGCACCAGCACGCCGTGGCAGGGTGAGGATCGGTCCGCGGCGGCCATCGCCCGCGAGCAGCGCTTCTGCGTGTTCCTGACCCCTCAGGCCGGGTTCCGCGCCCTGGCGAAGACCCTGCTCACCTACCAGCGCAAGCATGGCCTGCGCACGGTGAAGGAGATCATCGGGCGCTGGACCCCTCCGGTGGAAAACAACACCGGTGCTTACGTCCAGCAGGTTGCCACTGCCGTGGGTGTCGCGCCTTCGGAAGTGATCCGCCTGGACAACGCGGTCACTCTGAGCCGTCTGGCTACCGCTATCGCCAAGCATGAAAACGGCGGAATGTACTGGCGCCCGGACGTGATCGACGCCGGTGTTGCAGAGGCGTTGCGCTGATGGTCGGCGGCGGTGTCACCGCTACGGCTCCCTGGTGGGCTGCAGGCAGCGTGGTAGCGCTGTGGCTGCTCCGCGCGACGTGGACGGCGTTCCTCTCTCGCAGGAAGGAGCGTACCGAGACCGACGCCAACGTGGATCTCATCAAGGGCCTGTCCGACCGTGTCTCCTTCCTCGATCAGAGGGTCACTGCCCAGGATGAGCGGCTGCAGGCTGAAATGCTGCTGCGGCTCAGGGCGCAGGAGGAGGCCAGCGCCCTGCGCACGCGTGTGCGGCAGCTCGAATCGACGCTGCGCGGCCTTGGTGCAGTTATCCCGCCCGAAGACCCGGTGGTGCCCGCATGATCCGCGCCCTAGTCGTCGCCATCCTCCTGCTGCTGGGCGTCATCGTCTGGCAGCGTGGCTCGGTGTCCATCGCGCACCGTGCGGCCGACAAGGCTACGTCGAGCCGTGACGTCATGGAGCGTGAGCGTGACGCCGCCCGAGCTGAGACCGATGCCGCCAACGAAACCCTGAAGGTAGAGCGTGGCAGCGCTGCTGCCGCGAACAACCTGGCGTCCAAGTACGAAATGGAAAAGAACGATGCACAGAAGGCATCTGATCGCCTCATCGCTGATCTTCGCGCTGGCAACCAGCGCCTGCACCAGCGTTGGCAAGCGGCCGTCGCCACCGCAGACCTGTCCGCAGCCACCGCTGCCGCCAGCCAGCCTGATGGTCGAGCCGACGACCGAATTGAGAGTGCGGGCCGAGCTATTGGCGCCGCAGCCCAGTGCGACGCACAGGTGAGAGCGCTGCAGGCCTATGCGCTGCTCTGCACGGGAGGTTCAAAGTGAGCGAAGTCGAGTTCCTGCGGGATCTGGATGCTTCCCTGCATGCAGCATTCACCGTCGCTGGTATGGCGTCGATCGGTACGCATACGGCGAAGAAGGGCGGTGCGGTGACCGCGAACGTGCGCGTCTACAGCGACCGTGACGTTGAGACCATCGGAGAGCTTCGTCAGTTCGTTGCCGGTCGGGTCGAGATCGCTTACCTGCGCGCTGACGTTGAGCCAGAGCAGGGCGACCGCCTGGAAGTTGGAGCGGCAGGGAAAGGCCTCGGCGTGGAAGTGTTCGTGAACAGTAAGAAGCTCAGCGACGACGGCTCCCGCAGCCGGTGGCTGGTGAACCGTGGTTGACCTGGCCGAGCCGTTGTCCTGGCAGTTGGTGGAGTTCCTGCGCGGGCGCGTGGAGCTGATCCAGAAAAGTGCTGGCTTCCGCACCGACATCGGCACCGGTCTGATCGTCGTTGACGACAGCGAAGTTGATGAAGACTTCGATGGCCCGGCCACATTGATCTCTGTCAGGCAGCTGTCCCGTAGTGGTGGGGGAAGCGCGCAAGTTACCTCGGATGCAGCGATCACCATCGAGTTCGAAGTCCCGCGCACCAGCAACCTCGCGAATCCGCGGCTGCTTGTACACCGCGCCAGACACGACTTGATCCGCGCGCTCACGTTCAACGTGAAGGCGCTGCCCAAGGGCATTACCAGTTTCGATCTGCTTGAAACCCAGATGGCATCCCTGGAAGACGACGCAGGGCATTCCGCTGTCGTCGCTCAGATCACCGCGCGGGCTGGTCTGACCGAGACCTTTGAGCCCGTCCCCAACCCGTAGGAGAAGCACCACCATGGCACAGCCCAAGGTCCGTAAATTCGCAGGCGATCTGCGCTTCTGGGAGCACGGCGCGAACGGCGCCAGGATTCCCGTCATCCCCGAGCCCGCCGACAAGTTCGGCAATCAGCCCCTGGAGCAGTCGTCGCTGACGTTCAGCTACGAAGCCGGTGACTCGGTGGAGATCAAGAGCAAGCGCCGTGATGCGCGCTATCAGCAGATCATCCACAAGGATTCCAACCCCGGCGTCACCAGCGTTTCGATCACCGCGTTGGAAGTGCCGCCGGCCATCCTGGCCCGCATGTTGTACGGCACGTTGGTGGCAACCCAGGTTGCCGCCGGCACCGCCACCGACGCTTCCGTGACTGTGGGTAGCGTGGACACGCCGGTGAAGCTGCCGCACAACTTCCTTCTGGCCGACACCGAGCCGACTTTCAAGAAGGGGGCCGTCGACCTAGTCAAGGGCACCGATTACACCCTCGATCCGGCGCACGGCCTGCTGATTCCGAAGTCCGGCGGCCAGTTGCAAGCGGGCGATACCGTAGTGGCGAACTACAAGTACGACGCGTACCTGGAAACCGCCATCAGCGGCGGCACCACGCCGAGCAAATCCTTCCAGATCCTGGGCGACATGCAGGACCGCATCAGCGGTGACGAGGGCCTGCTGACCATCCCGAACGTCGACCTGACCGTGGACGGTGACGTGGACTGGTTCAGTGATGAGCCCATCCAGGTGACCCTGACCGGCCCGGTGATCTTCCAGGCCGGCGAGAGTGACCTGTACACCTTCAAGATCGCGGCGCAGGCAGCCGGCTGATCGCCGGGTTGACTCCAGCATGAAGAGGGCGCCAGCACGGCGCCCTCCCGATTCAAACCAGGAAGGGTGCCATGGCGTCCAATCGCAACAACAACCTGCTCAAGTTTTTCGTCAGCGGGCGCCGTGCGAAGGGCCTCCATGGCTTGACCAATCTTGCTGGTGACGTTCTCAACCGCTACGACCTGTCAGTGCAAAGGGCCTTCATCGGTCTGCGGCGACGGGCAGGCCCTGCGACCACGCAAGAGGTGCGGGGGTCCTACAACATCCGCGCGGCCGCGCTGAGGGGGAGGTACCGCGTGGAGACCGGTGAGCGCGGCTACTCGACGGGCAAGCGGGGCAGGGACGACTTCCTTTCGATCTGGGCTAGCACCCGGCAAATCTCGCTTCTCGAATTCGGCGGCCGTTGGGCTGGCAGGCGATCGGTCGGCGCAACGGCCAGCATCGGTCTCGGCGAGACCAGAACTTATGACGGAGCGTTCATCGCCACGATCAAGGGCCGAAGGGCCATTCGAGTGCGAAGTTGGGACCGCGCGACCCAGAAGCGGGCGGGGCGAGGCCCTGTTCGGATTCTTCGGGGCCCAAGCCCCTTCGAGATGCTCTCAGGCGCTGACGGCAACAGCCGGGCTCTCGCAGCTCGCAGCCGCTTGATCGAGCGTTTTCACACCACGTACCTGACTGAGTTGCGCCGCCAGTGGCGCGTCAATGGAAAGAGCAATGGCTGACCGGCTGGAAGAAGCAATCAGGGTTGTCATTGAAACCCAGGGGCGCGAAGGTGTGGATGACCTGCGCTCGGCATTTGGTGAGCTGGGTGATGTCTCGGTCGAGACGGCGGGAAAGACTTCTAAGCTGCTCGATTCCCTGACGGGCTTGACCTCGGCGGCGGCAAAGGCCGACGCATTTGAGGCGATGCTGGACCAGTTGGCCGAGCTGGAGCGGGAGTTCAACGCCAACCAGCGGGCGGCGCTTGAGCTGAGCCTCAGCATCGGTGAGATGGAGAAGCCGTCGCGCGAGGTGTTGGCGTCACAGCGCGATCTGCGCAAGGAAGGGGAGCGCCTGAAGAGGGCGCTGAACGAGCAGTGGGCCGAAGTTAGCAAGGCAGATTCGGAGTTGGCGGCGCTGGGGGTCAGTACAGCTGACCTGGCCGGCAGCCAACAGCGCCTGCGGTCCGAGGCGGCGCGTACCACTGCGGCGCTGAGCGCGCAGGCAAAAGCAGTCAGCGATGAGGCCACCGCTAACCGCCGTCGCACGCAGCAACTCGCGGAAGGCGACGCCGCGATGCGCAAGCAAGCGGAGACGACCCGCGCAGCGCAGAGGGCTCTGGCGGAGTACCGTGAGCGTGCTGACGATGCTGCTGCTGGGAGCGCGAACCTGGCCGGGGCAACTGAAGGCGCGGCAGGCTGGCTGGGTAAGCTGAAGGGCCTTGCCGCCGGCGCGATCGCGTTCGTCGGCTTGAACCGAGTGGTTGACGGCATCAAGTCGATCATCAAGGAAGGTAGTGACGCGGAGCAGGAGGTCAACCAGCTCGATGCCGCCATCCAGGCGGCTGGCCGTAGCAGTGAGTTCACTGCTGAGAAGCTGCTGCAGCTTGGTAAGCAACTGCAGACCGGCCTTTTCGATGGAGGGCAGGTCAACAGCGCGATGGTGCGCATGTTGTCCTATACCAACATCGTCGGCGATCAGTTCCCCGCCGCGATGCAGATCACCATTGACCAGGCCCAACGTCTTGGCTTGTCACTGGAGTCGTCGGCGGAGATCGTAGGCAAGGCACTGCAGACGCCATCGAAGGCGATGGAGAGTCTTAGCAAGCAAGGCTTCACCCTGTCCGACAGCCAGAAGGAGTTGATCAAGAACCTCGAGGCAACCGGTCGGGTTGCAGAGGCGCAAACCATCATCCTCGATCTTCTCACCGAGTCCTACGGTGGCGCAGCGGCGGCAGCCAAGGTCGGAACGATCGCGGGTCTCTGGAAGGAGGCCACTGATCGCTTCAAGGACTGGAAGCAGGAAGTCGCGGACCAGGGCGTGCTTGCCTACTTCAAGGATCAGCTGACGACGCTTTTGGCGACACTGGATCGTCTGGCGCAGGATGGGAGCCTTACCCGCTGGGCCAAGCAGACCTCGCAGGCCATTATCGGCATGGCGGAGGCGGTCAAGGGGGCTACGCGGTGGGTGGCTGACCATGCGCGTGTAATTGGCCTCATGGCTGCGGCCTACGCCCAGTTCAAGGTCATAGGCGCGCTGCTTCAGCTCAACGCGTGGAGGGCGGCGTTGCTTGCGACCACGCGCGCGCAGCTGGCAAACAACGCTGCAGTTGCCGCCGGCAGTTCTGGCATCGGGCGCTTTGGGCTGTTGCTCAGGGGCCTGCCGAAGGCGGTTCCGATCGCGGTATCGGTGCTGGGGCTGGAGGCCGCGATGGGCGGCCTTGGCGTGCTCAAGACTGTTGCCCAAGACATCTGGAAGCAGCACGACCCTGCCCTGAAGCGAGCCGGCGAGGCGCAGCGTGCGTACATCAGCCAGGTTCGCGACTCCGCCTTGGAGCTTCGGCGCCAGGCCGTCTCGTTCATTGAGTACCGCGACGTGGTGGTTAAAACCACTGAGGAAGTCGCGCGAATGGGACAGGCTGAGCGGGAAGCCTATGCACAGCGCCTGGCAGGGCTTGAGCAGTACCTGACAGCCCAGGAGGGATTCCTGCTGATGCAGCAGAAGGCGGGCGTTGCTACCGCCGCTCAGCTGCAGGAACTTGGCCTTGTGACGCAGCAGCTGCTGGCCGTGTCTACAGGGTACGCAGGACTCTCCAAGGCAGTGAACATCGCTGCGGATGCCATGAAGAGTGGTATCGGGGGCGCGGCACAGCTGGTGGTCGAGCAGCTTCAGGGCGTGCAGAGCAATGCGCGCCTCGCTACCGACTCGATCAGCAAGATGATGGCGGGGCTCAATTTTGCTGATACGGGTAGTTTGGCCGCCGTTGGCACGGCGCTGGGTTATGTGGCGTCGCAGGGCGCTGCGGCGGAGCGCAATGTTCGGGATGGCCTTCTGGAATCACTGCGGAAGCTCTCCGGTGAGGAGTTGGCAAGGTTTCAGGCTGCATCCCAGGCGGCATTTGACGCCCTGCCTCAAAGTGCTGCCAATGCAGCCGCAGTCCTGCAGACGACGTTGCTTGCCGCGATGGAGAAGCTGGGCGTCTCCGCGTCCAGGTTGGGTGTGCAGTTCACCGGAGCCGGCCGGGACGCGATCGCCGCGTTCGGTGCCGTAACCGAGAGCGCTGTTGCCACTGGCGTTCAGATCGAAGAGGCGTTCAAGGCAGCCCTCGGGAAGGTCGCCACGCTGGACGAGGCGAGGGCCTTGGGCGCCCTGCTCGAAGCAGCGGGAACACAGGGCAAGATCGGGTTCGACGCGGCGGCGCGTTCTGCAGCGGCACTCAACGCCCGAATTCGTGACATCCAGGCATCGGTGAATCCTCTGGCCGATGAGTTCGCCCGGCTCGGCATCCAGTCGCAAGAATCCTTGAACAATGCCCGTGACTCTGCGAAGGCAGCGTTTGAGGCGATCCAACGGGGCGCTTCGCAGGGCAAGGCCAGCATTGAGGATGTCCGCCGTGCATTCGAGGCCTATGCGAGCACTGCTCGCGCAGCGGTGGCCGATAGTG